TAAACCACCAACTGCGGATAGTAAAGGTGTTCTTTGACCACCAACTTTAAACAATTCACCAGTAAAGTTATTAATGTTTTGTGCATAAATCGTATTATTAGTTAACGATATATTTGCCATTTTAATTTCTCCTATAAATTGTCTTAATTTTTACTTATTTTTTTGACAATTTAGAAGATAATTTACTATTGTGTTTTTTTATCTTCCTCTATAGCAGCAAGTTTGGCAGCGATTGAATTTCGTACGTTGCCTGATTTTTCTATTTCTCGAATCTGTCCTACAACATCTTCGTCATAAATATCTACAACTGAATTTTTTTGAATATTACTTAAGCGTTCTTGACTTTTTTCTGTACTTTGTACAGTGTCTTGTATTCCGTCTTGTTGCCCAAATGCTACTCCAAATTCTTCAGATGCGTATGATTGGATTCCTTCTATAGTCAAATCACCTTCGTACATCATGTCAACTGCTTTACCAACTCCCTTTGAGGTATCAAGACCTGCTTTACTAAAAACGTCAGTTCTTTCTTTAGCCTCAAAATCAGCTACCTTCTTAGATAAGAGTTCATTTTCTTCCCTCATAGCTTTCCAGTTTTTTTCGCTGTCGTTGCTTTGTGAGTTTTGCTCATCTGCCATATTTAATTGTCCTTACTTCATACGTTATTTTTACGAGAGGTGTATGAGTTACCTCTGAGTGTTTCCACTCTTTTTTTTACTCTACTTTTTTTATTTGACAGGTCTTGTTAGTAGGCATCAAGACCGAATACAAAACAGAAGTCATATTATCCTGCAGACTTACAAACGCAGCTTGTAATTATTATAACATAAATTTTGATTGTGCAACTATTGTTCTATAAGACCTGTTACTTGTCCTGCTCTATTTGTTGCTGCACCTAATATTGCTGCACTTTCAGCACGATTTTGATTTATAACATTTTGTAATTCTCTAAGTTGTTGTGCATCACCTAGCTGTGTAGCCTCTACATAATCTGCTACGCCAATATTGTCTCTACCTTGTGATAAAGCTGCTGTTTGTATTCCTGGTAAAGTTAATGCAGCCTCTCCAAAACCTTTCCTAGCACCTTCTTGTGTTAGACCTTGTGCTGTTAATGACTGTGCAACTTGTGCAGTTACGCTACCAAATCCTGCAGCCTCAGCCTCACCTATAACTTGTGATGCTCGTATCTGCCCTTCAAGTATTTTTGTAGCTACATTAGGTGATACAAACATTGCAAATATAGATTCATCAGGTAAATCAATACCAAAGTTATCCAAATATGCTTGTTTAACTTGCGGTATATTGTTTACTACACCTTCATACCCTGCATCTAATCTTTGTGAAAACTCTAATGGAGATACATCACCACTGATAGCTTGTACAATATCATCACCAAATTCGTTAGGATTTAAATTAAATTTACGTACACTTGCTTTCATGTTATCTATAGCAGCAACGTATTCTTGTTCTGTCATACGAAGTGACCCATCATCTCTTTTTATACCAGGATATATCTCTACCATTATTGGGTCTGCTCTCATCTCTGCAAGTGCTAATCTTTCGTTTCCTGACTCTGCATATTTATTTAAAAATAACCTAACTAATCTATCGTCAAGATATGGATATAAACCTTTTGCTTGTTCAAACGTAGATGGTCCTGTTCTAACAGTTTCTTGCACCTGTGACTGTGTAGCATATTGTCCTAATAAGCTATTTAATGCATCTAAATCAAATCCACCACCTTTTGGTGGAGGTGCTTCTGATAGTACAAATCCTGCATTTCTTGCAGCTTGTTCTTGTTCAGGATTATCTACAGATATAAAATCACCTACACTATTAAATAATATTTTTGGATAACCTGTAACAACAACTACTTCTTCTACTTCTTCTTCTACTACTTCTTCTTCTACTACTTCTTCTACTGGTTCATCTATATCATCTACACCACCTACAATTCCACTTGAATTTAATACATCTGAATATTTTTCTGCATTAAATTGTGCAGCAGCAATAGAACTAGATTCCATTAATAATTTTTCTGCTGCAGCTCTAGTTTTTGGACCTATAAGACCATCTGCTACAACACCTAGTTCTCTTTGTAACTCTCTTATTTCTTCTGTTGTTAAACCTTCCATTACCTACCTACCAAACTTTGTCCTGTAAATACACCTGATATATCTTGTTTAAACGCACCAGTCATAGCACCTAAAACTGTGTCCTGGTATGTTGGGTCGTCCTCAAACTTCTTTCTTAACTCTCCTGCAAACAATGTCATATCGCCACCGACTGATTGTGAAATAATATCTATATCTTTTTTATCTGTATTTGATAATACAGCTTTGCCTAATACTCTTTGTGCAGTTCTATACAATGGTTGTGACCATAACTTATGTTGACTACCTGCATAATTAGGAAACATTTTATCATGTGCGGCTTGTAATTGGTCCATAATAATTTCTCTGTTTGCTGTAACTCCTTCACCTGCTGAACCATCAGCACGTAACATTGCAGCATATTGTTCTATAACTCCGTTGCTTTCAAATGCAACTGCTGCATCTACACCTAAATATTGTGATACTAAATTTTTTGCGTCAGCTTTACCTGATTGTGTAGGATTTATTCTATCTACATAACCGACATAATCTTGATTCATAGCACTTGTACCACCTGCCATAGATAATCTATATGGGTCAATAAGATACGATAATGTATTTGCTGCCTCAGCAGAATCTATTTTGCCTTGTGCAACTTCTGATGCAAGTTGTCTAAGTAGGTCATCTAATCCATCACCTGATAATCCTAGTTGTGCAGTTTGTAATTTTAATGCTGTATAGTTTGCTTTTACTTGTTCTGCAGCTTTTGTAGGATTTGTATATACAAGTCTTATCCAATCTCTTTCTTTATCAGAATGGTCTTTAAACCATGTAAGAGTTTCTAAATAAGGTGATATATCCTCACCAGTTATAGCACCATAAGCAAACAACTGCTGTACTTCATCATCTTTGTACCATTCTTTACCAAAAACTGTTGCTTTCTTTTCTAAATCATTTTCAATATTTTCTAATATAAAATCTACATCTGTTGATGGACTTTCAGGGTCTATCTGTGATAAGTCTGATAAATTAAACATTGGGAAAAATGCATAACCATATTTGTCAGTATATTCTTGTAATGTATACTCTGTTGATTGTTCTAATGCACCTTCTGCAAAACTCTGTGGTAAATCTATTGATACAACTAAAGGTAAAACATTACCGCTTGTAGCTGTATAGTTATATACTGCATAATATTCACCATTAATTTGGATTAACTCATCAGGAGTTTGTAGGTTACTACCTTGTTTAAATATAGCCATTATCTGTTGTACACCTCATTTGCAAGTTTAAATGTCCTATTTGCAATTACATTTGCCTCAGGTACATTGTTTAAGTACCCTGTAAATACTTTATCATAATCAACATTGTTTTGCATTTGTTCAAGTTTTACGTTTCCAGGTATAGGCGAGTAATAAATATCGTCCATAGTGTCAAAGTTTTCCTCTAAATCATCCTCAAATATTTGACCTTCTGATTGTTGTCTAAGATTATTTAGCGTAAAACTCCATATTTCATTTGACAATAGTTCAGCAGGTGACCTATCTCCTGCACGTTCTAAAGCCTCTAAAAACTGTGGACCATAATCCTGCCAAAAAGTTTCTTCAACTATTTGTTTTTCCCACTCTTCACCATTTTTAAGTGTTTCATTTCTTTGTTGTATTACATTGTATAACTCAGGTATTTGTTGTCCTGCTGATAAAAGTAAGTTACCTATTTCATACAATGCCCAAACTTTAGCTGTAAAAGCAGCAGCAGCTCCAAGACCTACAGCACCTGCGGCTAAAGCAGCCTGTTGTGCTTTTGCAAATGCCTTTGATATTATTGTCTCTCCAATGTCAATAGTTTTCCAAGCTGTTCCTAATGCCTTACCTGTTTTTGTTTTAGTAAAACTTCTACCTAATTGTCTTATTGTAGATATATCAGGACTAGAACCTACAGGAACTCTTGTAGCATTGTGAGGTGGTCCATAATAACCAATATCTCCTGTTGTTGTTGTACTACCTAATGTATAAGGTGCAAAAACTAAATCTAAATTATCTAAATCAAAAGCTCTTCTACCTACATCATCTATCCTGTATATAATATTTGATGGGTGTGAATTTGCACGATAAAAATATGCCTCAGAAAGGTCTGTGTCAGTTTGTATTTTGGACATGTAATTTTGAAAAACACCATTTGATAAATCTTTAGATGGTATTCTCAATTCAACATTATCTACTTCTAAATCTGTTGTAGATATAATCCTATTGTTTTTTAATTCAAAACTTTCTTGTGGATTTAAAAGTTCTATTGGTTGTTTGTGTATTTTTCGTAAAATTGGTACATTACCTTCTGTAGTAGAATCAAAAACTTCTATTTCAAAATTAGCAATAGACAATTCATCTGTGTATTTTTCTAATGCATCAAGTAACTTGTTTAAATCTTCTGTATTCTTAATCATACTCATATCGTTAAATACAACATTTGTATAAAAAGTTTGTGGTGACCTTGTTAAAAAATTTCTTGGTTCGTTTGATTTATCTATTGTTTGTTGCAACTCACGTAATTGTTGTATTGCTGATTCTCTAGTAGGAACTAAATTTTTTGTTACATCAAAATTATAATTCATATCACCATTAGAAGTAATACCCATAGTTTCTGCTACACGCCATGTAGGTGTTACTATATTTGTTGGTCCAGTTGGATTGTAAACTACATCTACAAATTCTTCTAATGAAGCTGAAAATGCAATATTGATATTACGAATTTCACTTGGTGTATTATTATTATTATTATTAAAAAATACTCCGTCTATAACAAAATTATCTTCACTAGGAATTACATGATATACACTATAAGTTGTTTTAATTTCATTAACAGATGTGTCAAAATATGCTGTTCCTATTTCTATTGCATGTGTTTGTGAACTTACTCTACCTACATACTCAACATCTAATGCAATTAATTCGTTTTGACTATCTAAATACATTGTATCTCTCATGTTTGTTGTAAGTCTATGCCTAAACTCATCTGATATAAATGGTCTGTTATTAGGAGTCATTGAATCTTGACCTTGACCACTATAAGTAAAATTATCAAGTATTTTATTTAATTGTGTTGCTTGTCCTGCAACATTAACATTTAACTCAGCAAAAACATTATTACGATTTACAAATGCACCTACATAATCATCACTATAATCTATATTCGTATCCATGTATTGATTTAAATTGTAAGTCATATCTGTAAAATTAGTATCAAACTGGCTTACTAAATTACGAGTAGTAACGTTACCATCTGCAGTGTATGGAGATAGTGTAGATGGTGTATCTGTTACTGGTTGTAATCCCTCAGTAAAGAAAAATTCGTTTACTTGTTCTAAAGATAAATCACTTCTTTGTTCTAAATTAATAACTCCACCATCAATATTTTCAAATCCTGTTTCTTGTAATTGTTCTATAAATTTATAAGGTAAAGCAGTAGCATCTGTGCCAATGTTTGTTTTTTGTTTAAACTCAAACAAATCTTTTTCTTCTGCAGTTATCGTTTCAGGATTTATACCTGTAAAATTTTGTAAATAATCTGAACTTAAAAAAGTTTTTATGATGTGTTTTTTACCTGCATCTGTTTGTGCGTATCTATTAATAGAATTAAGGGTTTCTTCGTTAAGTATATATTTAGTTGGATTATCTCTTGAATATCCAATAGCACCATCAAAACCTATATCAACACCAAAAATAGCTTGTGTTACCATATCTACATCAGCAACCTCAGGGACGTTATACATTCTAATTAATGCTCTATGTCTTTCTGAATCTAAAATGTTTGGATATTTTTTATTTTTTTTGGCTCTTGGGTTATCTATACGGTCAGGTGAACCATAAATATTACCTTTAATACCACTTGTACTTACTCTAAAATCAGGACGTATATTTACTTTGGCTAAAGAGTTATTTGTTGTAGGTCTTGTAGGGTCAGGATACCTAATCATACCTGTACCTGAATCTATTTCCTCAGCACCACTTTTAAATATAAAACCACCCAGTTGATAAAATTTAGCAACCTGTGCGTTGGCAGGTGAATTTGTTAGTGTTACATTAGCCAAATCTGCTGTTCGTAACATACCTAAAAACCAATTTGTAACACTTTTTTTTAATGCTGCATTTTTTATCATTGAAAAATCTCCACCTCTTTTAACTACAAAATTATTTAATTCTTTGTTATAAGAATAATAAGGGTCAGGAAAAAAACCCTCTACACGATTAGGGTTAGTATCTAAAATACTATGTTGAATATCTAGTCTTCCTTGTACGTTACTAATATTACCCACAAATTCAGGTGAATAATTTGTTCCTCGTGTATGTTCATAAATTAAAGATACAGGTATTTTTTCTCCATCTATTTCTGTAAACAAACCTATTGTGTAACCTGGATTTCTTATTAATTTACGCATACCATCTACTGGGTCTTGTTGTATTTTAGAAAAATATTTTGCTACTCCACCTTTATATATTCTTTTTGTTGTACCATTTCTACCTCCTCCTACTACTTCATTTGATATACTTGCACTTCGTAATATTGCATTTGATATAGGATTATTAAATAAATCTTTTAAAACTATTTTTAAATTTTCTGCGTCTTTTGCACTTTTAGTAAACAATGGTCCACCTGGATATAATGGTTGTAAATTAATATCATCAATTAGACCTCCACTTATATTTTTTAAATTTTCTTTATACGTTGTTAAAAATTTTTGTTTTTGGACATCTATACTATCAGGTAAATATACATATTCAACTAATGGATTTGGTGCATCATAAGTTGCAGGAATATCGTTTCGTGCAATTTGTTTTACTGCACCTTTATCACCAACAGTATCTTCTTTTAATAATCCTGATATTTCATCTTGACGACCTTTAACAACTATTGCAAATCCATTATCTACAAACTCGTTTATCATATCTTTAAATTTTCTTATATCAGTTTGAGAAATATTGTCTATAAATAAATCTTCAAAAGTTATTTGCCAATTTTCATAAAACTTGTTTTGAATATGTTGTGTACCAGTTATTCGTCCAATTAAATCTGAATCAGATGCCAAATAATTAGACTCGTATTTATCAACTAATTCATCAAATGTAGCCATTATATAAATACAGTCATACGAATAAACAAAGTCAAGTCATCATCATAATCAGGTTGTTTTCTTTCTTCATCAATATCGACACCAAGTGTATCCCAAAGAATTACACCATCTTTGACATATTCTTTTAGTTGTGGGTTGTCATCTAAATACTCTTGTAAACCATCCACTATCTACCACCTAGAAAATCCCTAGCATTATTTATTAAATCATTTTGTAACTCAGGTTTTCCACCTGGTTTTACGTTACCTTTTTTTATTCTTAGTATTTTTTCTATATTATTTAAAAATGTATCTGACGCTTTAGGACCATCAACTTGCATTTGACTTTGTGGTCTTTGCTCAAATCTTGTATTCGGTGTAGTCATAGGTATTTCTATACCATCTTCTATAGGTATAAAATTATGTGAAGTATTAAATAAATATCTATAAACAGAATTTAATTGACTAAGAGGTTCAGCATCTTTGCTATTTAAAAATTGCTGATAAAAATATGTTTTGTTACCTCTTACTCTTTCATTTGCTTGATTACCATTTATTATCTCACCAGTTCTTACATCATAGAAAACATCATCTTTTTTAAAAACATTGTCCTTTATATTATCTACAATGTTTTGTCCATCATCTTGCATATAAATACCTTTTATGGTCGTATTGTATGCTATATATTTATGTATATTTTCTGCATATAATTTAACAACTTGTGCATCTGATAATTCAGATATATTTACATCTTCTAATAATTTTTTATGTTGATTATTAATATTATTCCCTGTAGTTAAATTAACACTTCTACCTTGTTTGAAAATATAATCTTCTTGATTATTAAACACACTACCTTTTTGTGCTTGTTGTAAAAAACCTCTCATACTTTTTGCAGATAGTATGTCTGTAACAACAGGTGCTTGTGGTGTTTGTTGTGATAAATCTGCAACTGTAGGTTCATCAGGTATTGGTGTAGCATTACCTTCTGCATCAAAAGTTCTTGTTGGTATTTCTACAAGACCTGCATCATAATTTTTACCTGCTTCTACAAATGGACCTGTTCCTGATTGTATGCCAAAATTATCATTCATAGCTGTACTCCAGTTGTCTATACCTTTTCTTTCACCAATATCATAGTTTGCAATAATTACTGCTGCTATTGCATTTAATCCAGGGTCATCTAAAGCCTCGTCTAAATTATCAAAACTATCAAAAATATCAAATTCTCTAAGAACACTTCTCCAGTTTGTTTCTCCACGTATCTGCCATGGACCTCTTGATGTTCCTGCATCACCTGGTGTGTTCTTTGCCATACCATCAGTTGTATTGTCACCTGTTCTATGCTCTGCCAAAGCAATACCTATAAGTTTTTGTAAATCTTCTTCATTGTTTGGATTTAAAAATTTATCTCCAGTCTTATACTCAAACTCTTGACCATCTAAATATTGTTTTGCATATTGTAAAAATTGATAAAGTTGTTGTGCGTTATACATTAAAAGTTCTCCTCAAATGTCATAAAGTTTTTCTTAAATGCTGCAGCTTGTGCAGTTCTAGCAATTATTTCTTTAGAGGCATCTATTCTTCCTGCCTCTCGCTCTTCTACAATTTTTCCAAGTTCAAATTCTACATCTATAGAAGGTAATAAAGGTTGTCCTAATATATCTCTTGCCTCTTCAGTCGTTGGTAATGATACACCAAAACCACCATATGTGTATGGTCCGATATTTGTTGTAGTATCATATGTTGTACCAAGCTGAAGAATCTCTGTAAAGCTAGGTTTATTATTTTGTATTTCATATTCTCTAGCAGCAGCCTGTGATTGTAAATTTGAAAATACAGCACCATATGTTGCATAATCGGCAGCAGTTGGATTTATACCTGCCTCAATAAAAGCATTATCTACTGCTGATTTTATTTGTGCCTCATTTGGTGGTACAACCTCTCCTGTATATCCTTGTCTTTCAAATTCATCTAAAAGATTTACTTTGTCTGAAATACCTTTTTGAAATTCTATAAATGGTTTTAGTTGTCCATACAATGTACCTGCATTTTTGTCTATATAATTTAAATTAGGAAAATTTGCAGAAAATTCATTTGCCCTTGTCATTAATGCTGCAACAAAATCAACTTCTGCACCTCGTGCTGTAGTATCTATAAATCCAGGTTCAAAATCAAAAGATGATAAATCTAAACCTGCACCTGCTAAATCTTGTTGTATTTCAAATATTTTATCTTGACTTAGACCTTCAAACAATGCAGATGCAGCACCTATTCTAAATATAGGTTTTAATGGTTCACCATTGTATTTTTTTGTTTCTCCTGTAGTTACATCAACATACTCATCTAATTCGTTTATAGCTGTATTTGGTCCTACGTAATAATCTTTAGACCTAAAAAAGAACTCTCCTGTTTCTTGGTCTTGTGTTTTTGCAGGTTTTGCAACAACACCTAATATTTTTGGATTATCAAAAGTATATGTAACTGTATCTGTTGAAGAAGTATTCCAATCAAGAATATCTGTATAAATAGTTTGTGCTACTGAATTATCAGCTAACGCACTGTAAGTTATATTTTGTTGACTTGTTCCTGGTAAACCTAAAGTAGATTCAGTTGGTTTTAATTCTTGTGCTAAATATCCTTCTAATGCATTAAAGTATGCTTCTAAATCAGATGGATTTAATAAATCTTCTCTATAAGGTATAAGATTGTCACCAAAAGCAAAACCAATATCACCTTCTCCTGGTAAACCTAATAAATAATTTAATGAATAATCTTCTGCTGATACTTCACCATCTTCTCTTTCTATGCGAATAGGTATAAATATTCTTTTATTTATTTCTGATATAAAAGATGCAAAGTCAGCAGGATAGTTTTTACTATCATCTAAAGAATCTAAGTAATCTTCTATTTGATTTTTTGATTTCTCTGTTGTCACTTCAAATACCTTCTATTATCTAATTCTTTCCAAAAACTTCCTAAGTATATACTAATCCATTCCGTATCTTCATTTTGCAATGCAAGTTCTCTTGCATATGCGTCAAGCTCAGTCCTAATGTCAGCTATCTCAGGGCTTGTACCACTTAGTGTAGCAGCAGTTTTACCCTGTATTCCACCTTTCTTAATCCTTACACCTCTAAATTCACCACCATTAAGTACAACATCTACAGCTCTGTCATACTCTTCTATAAATTTTTCTAGTATTGGATATTCAGGTGTAGCAGCTAATAATGGTTCATTTTTCCAATCTCTTAGTTCTAATATAACTTGATATTTATCTGCCTGTTCTACAGCATCACCAAGACGACCATAGGATATAACCCCATACTCTTGTTCTTTTTCGGCTCTAATAGACGAATAGCTTTCTTTTCTTGCTGCTGATGTTAATGTCTTATCATTGTTTAATTCTTCTTTTATATTCTCTAATTCAAATTGTAGAAGAGATTGTTTAGTAGCTCTTTCAAATGCAGTAGGGTCTAGCACTTCACCACCTGCCATAAATGCAGGTAAAGAAAACTCATCATCTACTTTGTCAGGGAACAAGTAGATTGCTGTATATGGTTTTCTTTCTAATAATTCTTTGTTTTCTGTTTTTTGCCAAAATGCATACGATTCTTTTTTTACAGGAAATCTACCTTTTTTAACTGTAGATGATTGTCTAAGTGGTATAGGATTTAAACCAAAACGTTGTATAAATTGTTGTGATGTTACATAGTAATCATACTGATTAGCCTCTAACATTTGCTGATACTTTTGACCTAATACTTGCATAGTCCACCAAGCACCGTTCTTATCTTTTATTTCATATCTAGGTTGTATAGATGTAGGAAATGCAAAAGATGATAGACCTCTAATTAACCAATGTGTTGCTGCTGCTCTTTCAGCCTCTTGCATTGCAAGTTTTACACTCTGTTCATCATCAGGTGTCCATTTACCTGCGTAATAATATAATGTAAACAAATCCATAACAGTTTTAGAATATGACGCATTTATTTCTTCTGATGCATTTTGTGTTAATGGAATTGCTTTAAAAAATCCTTTTGCCCATGCAGGTAACTCATTTACAAAATTTAATCTTCCACCTGGTTGTTCAAAGTTACCAAGTATAAAATCAGAAATGTATTTAGGTGCAGTTGCTATTTTTGTTAATATTTTAAATGGAAATGTAACAATAGGACCAAAACCTGGTGAAAAACCATTTGCAGATATTAAGTTAAGTCCTTCTAAAAATCCATAAGGTCTTACACGTACACCTTCATCTTCTAATTCAGAACCTAATAATCCTGATTGCAATGGTTTAAAACCAAATGCACCAGGTAAAGCTGTAAGTCCAAATGATGCTACATGCATAACATCTACGTAATTAAATAACAATTCACCTGTTACTGGGTCAGATGTAAAAAATGCATTGTCTGTATCCCAAGGTTTTGCTTCTTTACCTGTATCTACAGCTATTCTTGTTCTGTTAAACTTTTGTGGATTTTCTGCAAGTAGTTTACCCCAAGTCTTTATAACCTCTTGCCATATCTCAGGAAATGGTACATATGATGCCATTACATCAGATAAGACATGTCTATTAGAACTTGCATATAATAAATTTCTAACTTCTTCCATAGACTTGTATTTCAACAATGTTTCTGCTTGTTCAAGACTTGTAATTGTATTTTCTTCAGATGGTAACTTAGATTTTTTAACTAGATTTTTATATAAATCACTACCATCAATCCATGTTTTTGCACCAACTACAAACTGTTCTTTTACCTCTTGTGTCATATAAGGCATTATTTCATCAGCTAATGTGTAAAAAGACCATCTAAAAAATGGGTCACGATTTAAATAATCTGATGGTCTTGTAAGCCAAAAATTGTAACCTCTTTGTAACATATCATCCCATTTTTTAACAGTTGTATCTGTAGTTGCTCCTCCTATAGTTAATGAGGGATTATTATTAAAAGCAATATTTTCAGGACCTAATTGTAATTCTACTAAATCTTGTTCAAATACTTTTTCTAATTTATTATAAAATTTTGCAATATATTTTTCACCGCTTGAATTTATAGCAAATTTTTGTGATAATTCTACATAATCTTCACCATCTATAAATCCACCATTAGCTATAAAATTACGTATTGTTTGACCACCACTACCAAATATATCAGATTCGTAATCAGGATATTCTAATCCAACAATTTCTCTTGCATCACGCTCTGATATTTCTTGACCACCTCTTAATATTTTTTTATTAGCACCTGCTAATCTAGCAATTTCATACTCTGTTGCTTTCATATAAGAAAGTAATTTGTCATCATTATTTAGAACAGCACGAACGTCAGGGTCATCACTTCTCTTTATAAGGTCTTGTATATATTTTTTACCTTGTGTATTGTTTTTAAAAAAATCAAATGCTTTATCTGCACCATCTCTAGCTACAATAACAAATAAAGGGTCTTTTGATTTGTTTAGTATTTCATGGAAAAATCCTCTGTAATAATCAGGATTTATTTCTGTAGTACCTGGTAAATATTTATTAACCATAATGTAAAAATCTGCTGCAGCATTTCTTGAACGACCTTGTGGTCTCAATGCTTTTGCTAAAGTAGAATTTGCCATTGTTTCGACATAGTATCTATCTGTGTTAAAAAATGAACCTGATGGTGCAGCATTTGCATAACCACCTTTTTTCTGTACAATTTTTTTAGCAACTTCAAAATTTTGTTCAAAAACATATTCCATAATTTGTTTGTTTACAACAGATTCAAAATTTGTATTATCTATACGTGCATCAGCTTGTGGATAAACTCTTATTTCGTAAACATCTTCTAATTCTTTTGCAACATTTTTTATAGGATGTCCTGGTGGTAATTCAGCAAACAAATCTTTTCTTATATAAATTTTTGGTGTATGTGCTTTTATAGCTATAGACAATGCATTTTTAAGTCCTCTATCAAAATCTGCACCTGTATTTAACGTCATACTTACATTCATAATTAAGCTAGATTCTGCTGTTTGTATTGTTATATTATGATTTTTTTTAGCTAGTTGTTGTTGTATTTCAGGATTAGTTGTATAACTTTGTATAGCTTGTCTCATCTCATCATTGTTTGTTACGTCAAACACTTGCTTATATAATTTATTTGGAATAACACTTATGTTTCCTGGTACAACATTTGTTAAATTTACAAAAGGTAAAACACTTGGTATATCTCTTAATTCAATATTATTTGTTAATGTTTGTGCAGCACGTAAATTGTAAGGTTGTGTGCCTAAAGGTTTAAGTTGTCCAACAATTTCATCATAAGCAAATGTTGTAGCATCTTTACCATCAATAGCATATTGTAAAAACGAATCACCAACTTGTCCTGACATGTTTGTATTAAGACGTAATGTTTTTATTATTTGTTGTATTTCATTATATTGTAAGTTTGCAATATCTTTTTGCATAAACTCTGTTCCTAGCAATTCTGCTACTTCATCTATTTCATCACTTAATATTTTTGTAGCAAATAACTGTTCTCCTAATCCACCAGTTAATTCAACAATAGTTGGGTCATTTTTTGTAATTAATTTTTGTGGTTTTGATTTCATTGATGCAAGTAATAATGGATGTGTAAATACATTTGGTCCACCGTAAAAAGCAATACGTAAAGCCTCTTCTCCTGGCACTCTTGTTGCTAATGCAGGTCTAATCATCCATAATGGTTTTGCTACCCTTTGCATAAAAAAATCATCATATAAAGATACAAAAAAATTTGGTGGTGCTAATGATTTTTTATTTCTTTTAAAATTTTGTTTCATTGTTGTTTTAGGAACTTTTAATTGTTCTAATATTTTTTCTGTTGTTCCACGTTTAGGGTCATTCCATGTTTTAGATATGTATTTATTTAATTTACTATCGCTTGGTCCTACTAATCTTCTTAAATCAGAAAAAGCAGTACCTAATTCTTTATAGTCAACTAATGGAACAAAGTTTTCTGTAAACTGTCCTAATGAAAAGGCGGTAGGAACTGCAATTCTTGATGAACTTACTATTTCATCATCTACTATTTCTCGTGTTACATCATCAAATTTTGTACCAGGAAATGCTAATGGTTTGCCATCACTGTCATACATGTACTTTCTTTTTTCTGATATTTCATTATTTACAAAAGTAAATACTTGGTCTATAAGTTTTTCTTCACCTACTAAATCAGGATTTTCTTTTATTATTTCTTTACCTAAACGTTTGTTTAGTTTCATAACAATAGTTTCTATATCACGTTGTGTTGTTGCATCTAACAACTGTTGCGTAAAATCATCTCTTATTTTTGACGATTGTTTTGCAGTCACAAGTATTGCATCTATGTTATCTATTGTTTCATTTAAATAACTTATTGATGCAAATCTACTAGGTGCTAAATCAAACAATCTTGTAACTTTTTGTGGTAGTGCATTTTTTAATGTACCACCAATCCCAATCAAACCTCTAAATGGGTCATCTTTACTAGATAACAAACCACCTATAGCTTTTCTAAGTGGTGCAATATCAGTAGATGCACCTGCAAATTTTTTAGCTATTTGATTAGACAACTCTGCTACAACAGATTGTCTCATAGGTAGTTTTGTAATAGGAGTTTGTGTTGCAGCTCTTGCAAGGTCATCACCTATAACAGCACCTGTGTATGGTGCAGTAGTAATAGCAGACAAATCACCATTTTTTAAAAGTGTTGTCAAAACTTCTTTCATAGATTCTTTGTTTTTTATTTTTGTAAATAAATCTAATATACGTACATCAACTTGTCTAAGTGTTGGTATATCACGTAATCTAGCTATAGAATCGTTTAACACCATAGCCTCTACAAATTTATCACCCCATTTAGAGTTCATAACTTGCTCTGCTGTTTTACCAAATGTTAATCTTCTTGATTCTTTACCTTGTTTAGTTGGTTTAAAAGTATTTAATGCTCGTGTCAAAAATGCTGCATCATCTGTGTATTGTGCAACTTCTGTAGCAGTTACAATTTTTCTACCTGCAGTTTTTATACCTGCACCATAACCAAGTAACAAGTTTATTGGGTCTGCACCTAATCTAAATGCACCATCAATTATTGTTGATGCTAATGCATATTGTATGTCACCTTCTTGTGAAAATTGTGCAGCTACAACACGACCAGGAGATATAGGTATTTTTTCACCTGACTTAGTAACATAATTAAATTGATACTCGTCTCTCTCAAACTCTTCTGTTATAGGTCTGCCATAAGTTTCAGCAGCTATGTTATATGCCTCTGTAGGACTTTTACCTAACTTTATCTGTTTTACATATACGTCAGTATCTTCTAACGCAATAGAGTTAGGTAATAATCCCACACCTAAGTTAAGTGGTTTACCTGCTTGTATTTCTCCTAATGCTCTTTTAAATTCTGTTTCACCATAAGCATCTTTTGCCTCATTATATTTTTGATTAAATTCACTACCTAATGTTGTTTTTCTTATTTGTTCTGTAAGTTCATCACCAGGAACTAAACCTGACAAAGTATTACCAATAACAGCTTTTGTAAGTGATGTATCTGTTGCTTGTGCTGCTACTACAGATGCTTTAAAGTTTTTAGATATATTTTGAAATGCAGAATCCATAGCCAAAAATCCAAGTTGTGTTCCTCGTTTCAATGGATTTACATTTGTTTTTATATTTATCCTTTGTTTTTTCTCCATAGCTTTTTCTTGCTTTTGTGCAAGTTCTAAAAGCATTGAGTCATCAGATTGCACACCTGACAATGCTGTGTAAACAACAAGTCTTTTATCTAAAGTAGGATATGTCTTAGATATGTCCACCATATTCTGTGCAAGTTCAGGTGTAATAGACCTTTCAAACTGTGCTATCTCGTTTTTGTTTTGTGTTGTTTTTTCTGCTAATCCATCTACAAACGTTGATGGTAAATAAAATGTTGGTCTGTAATCCATATCACCCTATATCGTTGTCTGCTTCAAGCAGCTCGTCAAATATTGGGTCATTAAATACTCTTTTTGCAGCAATTAAAAAATTGTTTACTGTATCTGTAGCAAAAGGTGTAGCACCATTATCACCTGCACCAAATGGTATTCCTGATGTTATAGGTTCACTTGGTTTGTTTGTAGGTGCAGATAAGTTTATAGGTGATGCAGGTATCATAGGTTGCCTTGGTTGATTTGGTAGTGGTTCTTCAGCTACTGGTGATATTGCACCTGCTTGATTATCTAATGCTGTGCTTTGTCCTGTTGGGTCACCTTCTTTTCTAGGAGGTGCAACAATATCTGCAAAAGCACCTGATTGTGTTAAATCAGTTGCTTCTTCTAATGCTCTATTTTTTCTACCTCTGTTAAATTTTCCATTAGCCATATAAATCTTTTCCTAAATCAGGGTTGTATTCAAAAGAAAATGCAAAGTTTATAAATATTTCAGGATGTGGTGTAGGTATTGTAATATATTGTGTCATTAAAACTTTATCAGTTTCAATACCAGTAAATACATCATCATCCCAATCTTCATTGTTTATCATGTCAAAAAATTTACTTAATACTTCTTGTTCATCCATCAGGTGGTCCTTGTTGTGGTTGTTGTCCTAAAGCTCCTAACACTTGTTCTATACCAGGTAATCCACCTCCAGGTCCTCCAGGTATCTGTGGACCTCCTTGTCCTAACATTGCTAGTTCTTCTGCAGATGGTTCATCACCTTCAGGTGTAAAATATTTATCTAATATTGCAGACATATTTTGTGGATTTTTTCTAATTTCTATAGCAGCCATTGTAGCTTTAGAGTCACCTTGTGCGGCTTGTGCCATAAGACTCTCAAACAATACTGTCTCTGCTCTTTCTGCACTTATACGTTGTTGTATTTTAGTAATGTTATCTAATCCATCCATGTTTTCTTGTAATGTCTGTGTATCAATAATTCCTTGTTGTTTAAGTTGTAAACCTGTAATAATTTTTTGTGGCTCATCAAATCCTGCCATAACACCATACACTCTTCGTGTTGTATAAAATTCTTTTATGTCTGATGTTGGTACATAAGTTTCTTTGTAAGCTGTTCCTTTGTGATAACCTGCTATAGGTTTTCTTACACCAGGAAACATTGCCTCATCATATTCAAGTCTTTTTGCATCTAGTTCTTGTAATGCATCAGATAATATTGTTTGATATTCTCTTACATGCAATGACGCAGATTGACCAAGTTCTTCTAATCCTCTACCAGTAACAAATGAGTTAGGACTTTGTCCGTCATCTGATACAGGATAAGCTGCACCTAATCGTAAGTGTCTTTCTAATCTATCTACTTGTTGAAATAACTGATACGGTAAATTATTTACAGGTTTTGATACTTGTGAACCAGGGGCAAGGTAGTTAACAGCAAACCTACCTTTTCTGTATTTCCCTGATTCAATTTCACCAACAATGTTTGTTTCAGTAAATACTGCATCTTCCATAGCAATAGTTCCTAAGATGTTTATTTTTGCCATGTTTGCCATTAGACCTGTAATGTGTTGGAATTGACTTTGTAGTTGGTCAAAACTATATCTTTTTGCTATTACAAAACAAGGTCCTGACTTTAATGGGTTTTCCATAAAGTCAATAATTTTTCTGTTTTCAGGTAAAAATACATAAGTTCCTTCTGCATCTTTATACTCAACAACAATTTTTCCGTCACCATTAGAACCTGCCCAGTTGTTAAATCTATCACCATAGTCCATCATTACGCCATATGGTGATGGTTGTTCCTCATCAGGTTTTTCGTAAATAAATTTTTTAGCATCAGGATATTGTTCTGCGAGTATCTTGTGCGGAACTCTAGTAATTATTGCTAACTCTTTAGGTTGTTGGTCGTTACCAAAATAACCAGGGTAACAAGTAAAAGGGTCACGTATCTCTGCATATGGATATGGGTTACCATCTTTGTCTCTTTTGTGTGATATTGTCCAAACAACAAAACCATAACCAGGTAACCATCTACCTACTTGTGGTAATTGCATACCTAGTTTTTGATATTTATCGTATGCCATAACAATACGTTCTAATTTTTCAGATTTTTTCTTTGCTCTTTCAGAATCTTTTTCGTTTAATATATCTACTTTTAAATCAGGACTTCTACCTAATTTTTGTGCAAATCTTTCTAATGCAGTTAAAAATAAATTGGGTGCAGGTAATTCGTGGTATTCAACATTTATTGTATTACCTAGTAATGCTTTTACAGCAGACTCTCCACCATTCATAATATCTCTTATACGCGACCTATCGATTATTGAGTCCTTATTTAAAAGTCTTAAATAATCTATTCTGTCGTATAATGTATCGCTATCTAATGGCATTTATCTCCAACTATCTAAGTCCATGTTACTAGGTTCGTACCCTTCAAAGCTAGGACTATAATCGTACCCTAATTCAGCAAAACGTTCTTTCTGCATACGTCTTATTGCTCTCATAGGAAACCAACTAGCCATAACTATATCAGTCTTTGTACCTATTGTTTTACTTTTAGTTTTTGCAGAACTAAAATAAACCAACTGACTTGTATATAAGTTTACCTTTTCTTGTGCCTCAAATCCAAGATATGGCAAAGAAATTTTATTATCAGCAAACATTGGTCTCATAGCTGTAACACCAAACAAAGGGTCAAATTTATTATTATGTGTTTCGTGTCCTTCCAAAAATATACCATGTGTTGATGCAAACTCTCTAATACTTACATCTTGTCGTATTGCTTTTTGGAAACCATTTTCTTCTATAACCCAATGTGCTAAATTATATTTTAACCACCATTCTTTAATAATGCTTAATGCTTGTGGTATACCACCACCTAGACTGTTGTTCATATCTACCATATGTAATTTATTATTTTCTGTATCAAAAGCCCAAAGAAAAGCTGCTTGATAACCTGTAGATGCAGGGTCTAGTCCTGCTACTAATCTTGTTCCTGGAGGCACTTGTCCTATGTCTCTACTTTGATTTCTACATTGTTCTATTTCTATTCTGTCAAACAATGCAAGTCCTTCAGGCATTGCAACGTTTAGATAAACCATTTCGTATATAGCTCTACCACCTGTAGTTTCTGCTGCTCGTCTCCTGTCCATTAACCATTTGTAAGTTCTTTTAGAACCCCACAACATACAATCCATATGTTCTGAATCTTCAGGTAATGTACAAGCTGTATCATGTGCTTCTTCTATTGTTGTAGTCCAACTATCGTTATCTGATAAGTGTGAATATAAATCGTCATAGTGTTGTCTTGAACCTATAACTACCATTGCAGTGTGTTCCTCTTTACGACTTGATAATGTTGTAGTCCACCAATTTCTAGTGTTTTCTCTACTTGATGGTTGCATTGTAGAACTGTGGTCCTCAATGTCATCTGCAATAATTATGTCACAGTCTCTTGATAGAATCTTACCACCACGTCCAAGACCTACCATAGTAGGACTCTTAATACCAGTAACGGTTCTTGTACCAACTGTAAAACCATTTTGTGACCAAGACTTACCTGTACGTGATGTAGGTTTAAACTTTTCTCCTGGTCCACATATTTCTTCTATAAGTAACTCATTACTTTCTAGTTGGTCTAATACAGAACCAACAGCATTTTTTGCTATCTCTTCGTTACCACCTACCCATAAAATACGTATGTTAGGAGTTTTACAAATAAGCCATACAGCAAAATGTATTAACAAATCTGTTTTACCATGACGAGGTGGCGACAATATCATATGTTGTCCTCCTGTGTCTATAGCATTCATTATTTCTTCAATCCATTTTTTGTGAAACTCAGGTGTCTCATATGCGTCACCTGTCTCTGTCATAAAATATCTATCTCTAAAATTTGTAAAATCTTGTAAACTTTTTTCTGCAACTTGTGGTAGTGACCATTTTTCTTTTTGTTTTTCTATTTTTAAATCTTCTACATATGCAGAAAAAGCCATAGATACTGCACCTACTGTAGTTTCTAAAATAGATGCAACATTTTTAATTGTATTTTTTTCTTCTAGTATTTCTTTTGCTAGTCCTGATTCAACTATATCGTTATAAACTTTACCTCTACGTGATTGCACATTTGTTTTTTGACTAGGTATATTTAACTCGTCATCTTCTTGTTTCCACTCTACACCTGCTTTTCTAGCACGTTTTTTTTGCATATTGATTCTGTTATAACATCTGTCACTACAGTATTTTTTTCTACCTTTAGGTAATGGTCTATGGCATCCACCTGCATAACATAATTTATTTTGCGACATAACTTTTACATTCTTTGTTTTTACATTTCATATCATTCTTTGGTAACAATTTTTCTCCACACCTCGGACATCCAATAGGTATCAAATTATTTTTTAGGTAATACTTTTATTTTGCCGTTTTTAGTTCTTGCGTATCTATTTTTTTTAGTTTCCATGCTAGGTATCAAAGTACCACTGTATCTTTTACCACCCCATGTCCAATAAACTGTTTTTCCCATTATTTTTTTGCTCTACGTTTTGCTTTATTTTTTTTACTATTAGGAAATCCTGCTTTCATGTCTGCATACGCTTTTGGAGATATAGTAGATTTTTTCTTTGACCTACTTGTTCCTGCTTTTTTCCTTTTATTTATGTTATGATATAAACCTTTTTTGGCTGCCATTATGTTCCTACTTTCTTTTGTGCATTTACGTGTGCCTTACTAAAAGAGTTTCCTCTTATCATAGAATTATACATATATTTTATATGTTTTTTAGTATGATGAGTAGAATGTTTCTTCATAGCTTTTTGTTGACTAGAACTTAACTTTGTTATATCAACGCCTTTTATTTTTACAATTTTCATTTTTTACCACATTTTGCAGGACCAATACCTAGCAGTTGTTTTATCCTTAGCTGTATCACATTTGTGTCTAGCTCTAAAAGATTTACGTGCTGCAGGATTGTCCTTTCTTATTTCCATGTTTGGGTCTCCAAACATTACTTTTTTTACTTTACCATTATCGTTTACATAAACTTTAAATTTTTTTCTACCATGACCAGGTTCGCCTTTGCTTATCCTAGATGGTTTGTTTAATGTAACTGATTTACCTTGGTACTTAGCCATTAGATAATTTTAGATTTTCTTTTACTATCTCTTAATTTTTTAAAATCAGCACCAGTAATCTTGTCAAATGGCGGTGCTTGTTTTGCTATCTTTTTTTGTTTAGGTGACAGCATTAGTAACCCATTCTTTTTTTCTTTTTCTTTTTCTTTCCTGGCATCTTGCCTCCTTTATATAAATATATCATAGCAGGTGTGAAAAAATTTTTTTTAAACGACTAACCCTCACTTGCGTGAGGGCTTTACCGTTACGATAATAGTCGTCAATCAGAAAGGAAAATGCAATGAATAAAGAATTATTTGTTGCATCCTGGTTTTAGTATAACATAAACTTGTAATTGTAAAGAACTTATGGTAGATTGATTTCACAATCAGAGAGTTCTTCCTGCTTTTAGAAAAGGATTCTTGATAAAACATCAATAAAGTGGACTAGCAGGACCATGTTAACTAGGGTCACAGCCTATTACTTCATAATATAAAATAAGTCATAAACAGATTTGTTATCGGTTGGGAGGGATGACACAGGGTGAGATGTACTTCAAATGTTTACTTTACTTGACTAACACTGACATAAAAGGTACACCACTATATATAGTACCACTACATCTAGTACCACAGTTAACAGCATATTTTTAGCGTGTATACACATTACAAAGCCGCCCCCTCGATTTAACCCTGCCATGCTTAATCCTGCTATACATTGTGCGTTTGTGCATGTAGACATGTTACGTTTTGCTAGACATACTATATGTTGTGTGTATAGTTTGTAGCACATACTACATATTGTGTACCCTTTTGATTTAGATACAGGGGATAGTTAGTTAACTAAGGAGATGTGCCGAAGGTTGTTGAAGTTCCAGTAAATACTGGAGAGAATAGAGAAGGGAGATGCAAGTAAGGGAGAAACCTGCATCAATCCTTCCTGATTATTATTGTTTAGCGTTCGCTAATTCAAGTACACGCGTTGGAATAACCACATGTTGGTTACACCAATCACAAGCGTGACCGTATGTGACTGGCTGTGCGTTGTGCCTGTCGTCAATCTCACGAATCCGTGAGCCACAGATATTACACATTATGACCTGTCTTTCTTTCTTTTAAACATTTACCTGCCTTTCTGTATTACACATTAGAAGTCTCTCTCTAACGTTTCGGACTGTTCATTATATTCCCAATTTTCATTTATCCAAGGGGAAGTAAGTTTGTAAAGTTTACCGTGTTGGTCTTGTACAATCACATCCCATATTTCGTATTCTAATTTTTCTTCATTCATAGTGTTTCCTTTCTGATTCAAGAATACCACAAATAAAAATATATGTAAACATTTGTTGTTAAAATCTAGATATGTATATAATGAAATTGTTACTGGTCAGTAGGAGTATTTTACAGCCCTGTTTGGTACAACCGAACGCCAGTAGCTTGTAGCACATATGAAAGGTTGCTAGTTCATAACTAGCTAAGAACGAAACAACGAAATGCAGACCTCGTTCCATGTGTGTTACGAGCTACTGGTAGCTTGTAGCACATAGCATTGTGTAAACAGCTAAGACTTAATTGTGTAAGCCAACAACTGTGTGTTACGAGCTACACAAGTAGCAATAGAAAGAGCTAGGTTAGTAACTTTCTTTCATGTAGTTATACGTACGCATACCAAACTACTCTGACCTAGTTCTTTTTTTTTATTTATGTAGTTAAATGAGAAAGTATGTTAATATAGGATGTCAAATAGAAAGGACAATATGAGCAAGAAGATTCATGACTATCCAATGGATGATAATGATTGGTTCATAGAGGACAGCAACAATGTAGAGTGGAATCAAAGTTTTGTAGATAATACAAATTTTGTACAAACTTCTTTAAACAAAAAGCATGTCAACGAACGAGCCGAGATTACATTTATTGGCGATAGTGTAATTGACTGTAAAGCATATACCAAGAGTGGTAAAGATACTGTTGATTATTTCGCAGAAATTCACAGAAATAGCACTTACATGGCATTAATCAACAATCAAAGTAGAGATGGCGATACTATCTACGATTGTATTAATAAACCAAATCAGGTCAACAAAGACACAAAACTTGTTGTTGTAAGTGCAGGTGGCAATGACTTGCTATCACTAATACAAATGATAAAGAACATTGAGGACACAAACCTTTTACACGGTATGTTACTTAGTGAGCTTGACAAATTGACGATTGCATACGAGACCATGTTACAGCAATGGAAACAGAAAAACAGAGATTTCCTACTGTTATCTGTGTACGAGGGAAACCTTGCATATAACCCACAAAGGTTTTATGGCTTTGACTACACAGCGAAAGCAATCGTCTCAATGTGGAACGATAGATTATCACGCATTGCAAGAGACCATGACGAACGCAACTGGGGAACATATGATGTGCTTGACTTACGAGAGTTTATGTCAAGTCAATGTTATTACAATGAGATTGAGCCTAACGATAGAGGAGCAAGACGCATTGCAAAACACATATCCAAGTATGTAGATTCTAATTATGCAGGTGGTTTGTAATGGCTGTATATGAATATGTAACATCTAATCCAAAACAAGATGAAAACATTTTGACGATTGAATTTACATTTCCAATATCAATAACAAAAGATAGAGCCATAAGAGAAATTGATAAACTTACAGCAAAAGTTGATAATAATTCATATTTCTCTTTTACAAGTCACGAGCCAAAGTTTTTTGAAAAGAGTATGGAAACGGAGGAGGAATAATGGAAATGTTTGAGTTTTATTTAGACAAACCAATTCCTGCAACTAAAAATAACATTATAACATATAGAGATATGAATTTTCATAATATTTGTATTGAAGATGTTAAGAAAGTTGAGGGTTGGGAATAATGGAAATGTTTGAGTTTTTTTTAGACAAACCGATTCCTGCAACTAAGAGCAAGAAACAAAAAGTGTTGTGGATGTTAGAAATTGCAAGAGCCTCCAATAGAAAGATTAAATCTATGACTTTTGTATATGACTATAAGATACCAAGAATTAGTGGAACAATACACCAACTAAGACAAGATGGACACGACATTTTATCTCACGATTTATCTAACGGTAGTTGCGAGTATGAATTAATTGCAACTGCAAAAGAAGTAGAAAGTATGAGGAGTTTAATTGAGTAAGACAGGAAATAGTGAGCTTTACTATGACCGCATGGCAGACCACATTAACAATGAGGAAGATTATCTAACACAGAATCTACATGCAAACAGACGTAAAAGAACACTTGTAATAAATAACATGATTAAGGACGGATACAGCGTCATACAGATTGCAAAAAAGTTTGATGTATCAAGACAACGTATCTACAAGATAATGGAGGCAAACAATGATTGAAATATTTACAGCAATACTTATACCAGTAGCTTATATAACTGGCAGAATTATTGGTCAAGAACAAACAAAGAAAAACTTTATGAGAGTTTATAAACAAAATCAAAGATTAATTAAGAAAGGAAAAGCACTGTAATGGCTAAATTTGATATAAGCAAATACGAAACAGTAGAAGAAAGACTAAAGAAATTTTGGGCAGACTATCCTAACGGACGTGTTTGGACTGAAGAAATTTATGTAAGCGAGGACGCAAAGACAGTAATCTTTAAAGCATTTGTTTATATAGATAAAGAAGATATAAATCCTGTGTCAACTGGGATAGCAGAAGAAACAAAAGGACAAGGTAATACTTTTGTTAATACTACATCTCATGTAGAAAATTGTGAGACATCTGCAATAGGTAGAGCTTTAGCTAATTGGATGTATCAAGGAAGTGATAAAGCAAGACCTAGCTTACAAGAAATGACAAAAACACAGGCTTACAAAGACGACAAAGTAGAAGTTACAAAAGTTGATATGCGTAAGACAGAAAACAAAACTACAAAAGAAGAACAAGCAAAAATGGACAAAATCATTGATGAGATGGTAGCAGAACCAAGAACGCCTAAAGGTAAAAACAAAAAAAATGCAGACCAAATGTTACATGTAATGAAATCTGTTTGTAGTGATGATAAACAAATGAAAGAGATACAGGCAACTGCATACGCCAAAGTTGTAGAGCAAGATGGATTTATGGAGGATGTAGAAAAATGGTCAAGCGATATGATGACAAGATTCTTAGATTTGTTTGAAGAACTTTACAAAGAGACAACAGGTAGTATAGATAACGTAGAAAAAGTATTTGATGTTGAGGGAGGTGATGACGTGAATTGGAAAGAAAATCCTGCAAGTGAAAAACAACTTAAATGGGTTAACGATATTGTATCAAAAGCAACAGACCAAAATGCAGAGTTTTTAGCAGAACTAAAAGAGATGTATGGTGATGGCAATATTAATGGCGAAGTAGCCTCCCAAATTATAGATAAATACAGTAATCAAGTCTAATGACTGATGAATTAGAGCGTGTATCTTATAATGTAGAAAAGCTTATTGCAAAACTACAAAAAAGATACCCTGAGTATGATTTCTCTCAACCGATTAGACCTAATCGTGTACATAGGTGTGTTACAAAAAATGACAGACCTGGCGAATATGCTACTGACGTTGAGGGAAACGACTTTTGTATTAGACAATTTAAACAAACAAGAGACGACAACCCTTATGTTTATGAAATAAAAACTTGTTACGCAATACTTAGAACAAAACAACAAAAGGATGATATGAAGAATGGAGCATTTTAATGGCAAAAAATATATTTGAAGAACCAAAACAACTTAAAAAGTGGGCTATTGATTTAGCTAATGCATGTGGTGGACAAGAAGTTACACAGACAAGCATAAAATTAAATAAACATAGCGTACAAAAAGTAGATAAATTATTAGAGCAATTCGCAGTAGATTACAATTTTCATATGCAAATGATGAACGAAGTTAGAGA